TGGAGGAAGTCAATATTCTTCTGCTCCTACAGTAACAATTATAGATTTTTCTAATATTGTTGCACAAGGAAATGTTACTATTAATAGAGAAGCTTTGTTGATTGAAAATGAAGACGTATATAATAACGAATTTGCTTCTGGCGGATTTGGATATGGTTCATTTGCTGCAAAATATCCTGGTACATTAGGAAATTCTATTAAGGTATCCTTTGCAGATAATGATTCATTCTCAGGATGGCAATATGCTTCTCAGTTTGACGCAGCTCCAAACACATCTTCGTATGTTTCTGGAAGAGGCGGCAGTTCAGATGAAATGCACATAATTGTTGTTGATAACGATGGTAAGATTTCTGGAACTAAAAATTCAATATTAGAAAAATTCTCATTTGTATCTAAAGCATCGGATTCTAAGAACTCTGACAATTCTACAAATTACTACAAAAATGTAATTAACAATCAATCTAAATATATTAAATGGATTGACCATCCTGCTCAAGGAACAAATTGGGGCGGATCTAGCACAACGACATTCGTAGAATTAACTGCCAATGTTACTACAACGCTGTCTGGTGGTGTAGACGGTGCGTCAGTTTCTGCTGCAAACGTACAGGCAGGGTATGAATTGTTTAGTAATGACGAATTGTATGATGTAAGTTTAATCCCAATGGGACCAACTACAAATATCGGCGTTGTTAATACTGTTATTGGTATTGCAGAATCTAGAAGAGATTGCATAGTATTTGCTTCTCCTCAATATACAGATGTTGTTAATACTACAAATGCAGCAACAAATATTGTTAACTATAGAAATCAATTAACAAGTTCATCTTTTGCTGTTCTAGACTCTGGTTGGAAATATCAGTATGATCGTTACAATGACAAGTATCGCTATGTTCCATTAAATGGTGACATTGCTGGTCTTGCAGCTAGAACAGATTATATTGCTGATCCTTGGTTCTCACCTGCAGGATATAACAGAGGCGTAATTAAAAATGTTGTTAAATTGGCATATTCTCCATCTAAGACAGATAGAGACAATTTATACAAAGCAGGCATTAATCCTGTAGTTACATTCCCAGGACAAGGAACATTGTTGTTCGGAGATAAAACACTATTATCAAGACCAAGTGCATTTGATCGTATAAATGTACGTAGATTGTTTATAGTGTTGGAAAAATCTATTTCAACAGCATCAAAATTCCAGTTGTTTGAATTCAACGATCCATTTACAAGAGCTCAATTTAAGAATCTTGTAGAACCATTCTTAAGAGATGTTCAAGGTCGTCGAGGCATTACAGACTTTAGAGTAGTATGTGATGAAACAAACAACACTGCAGATATCGTAGATCGCAATGAATTCGTTGCAGACATTTACATCAAACCTGCAAGAGCAATCAACTTTATCCAGTTGAATTTTGTAGCTACAAGAACAGGCGTTTCCTTTGAAGAAGTCGGCGCTTAATAGGAGTATAGAAAAATGGCAATACCATTTAATGTAGAAAGATTTAAATCCGAACTTACCAATGGTGGGGCACGTCCCAATCAGTTTGCTGTTCAGTTGACATTCCCAAATTATGTCATATCTAGAGCAGCAGCTGTAACAAAATCTCCATTTTTAGTTACTGTTGCAGAATTGCCAGGGCAATCCTTGGGGGTTACCCCAGTATACTACCGCGGTAGATTAATTAAAATGGCAGGTGACAGAGAATTTGCTCCATTCCAAATAACAGTCCTAAACGATTCCGGATTTACTATTAGATCCGCTATCGAACAATGGATGAATGGTATAGAGAATATGGCTAATAAGACAGGTGCTTTACAGCCAGCTCAATATCAAACAGATATGTTTGTTTCTCAATTAGATCGCAACGGTGCGGTGTTGAAACAATATAAATTATTGGGAGCATTCCCAGTTGACCTTGGTGCAGTTGGATTAGATTTTGGATCTAACGATCAATTATCAACATTCTCAGTTACATTCCAGTATCAAACTTTTGAATTTACAAATAATCCTGCAGCACAATTAATTGATTCATTGACAACTCTTGCTTAATTCTTATAGGTGATTTAAATTATGGCGATTAAACTATTTGGTTTTACCATTGGTAAAGATGAGGACTTAGAAATAGACAGAAAGCTACAAGGCTTTGCTACTCCTGTTTCTGACGACGGCGCATCCACGGTTCAGGCTGGTGGATATTTTGGTACATATGTTGATTTAGATGCTACAGCAAAATCTGAATATGAGTTAATTACTAGATACAGAGAAGCGGCATTATATTCTGATGCTTCCGCAGCAGTAGATGAAATTATAACTGAAGCAATTGCTGCATTAGATGACGAACCTTCGGTAGAAATTAATTTAGATAAACTAGATATACCGAACGATATTAAAGATACTATTGTATCCGAATTTGATAAAATTTATAGATTAATTAATTTTGATGATAAAGGACTAGATTATTTTAGACGTTGGTATATAGATGGTAGATTCTATATGCAAAAAATTATAGATACTTCTAATCCAAAAAGAGGTATTTTAGAAACTCTAATAATTGATCCGAGAAAAATTAAAAAAATTCGCGAGGTTAAAAAAGAAAAAGATAAGACTACGGGTGTAGAAATTATCAAATCCTCAGAAGAATATTTTCTATATAATGAAAAAGGGATTACTTATAATCCGGGATATACTTCAACTACTGCTAATTCGGGTCAGGGTATAAAAATTGCATTAGATGCGATAACATTTGTTCCGTCAGGTTTGATGGATTTAGATAAAAATGTAGTGTTAGGGCATTTACACAAGGCAATAAAGCCAGTAAATCAACTAAAGATGATGGAAGATGCTTTGGTGATTTATAGATTAGCAAGAGCGCCTGAGAGAAGAATATTTTATATTGATGTTGGAAATTTACCAAAGATAAAAGCTGAGCAATATTTAAAAGATATTATGGCTCGTTATCGTAACAAGATTGTATACGATTCCAGTACAGGCGAAATTAGAGACGATCGTAAAATGATGTCGATGCTTGAAGATTTCTGGTTACCTCGCAGAGAAGGTGGTAGAGGAACAGAAATTACTACATTACCGGGTGGAGAAAATCTCGGACAAATTGAGGACATTAATTACTTTCAGACTAAGTTATATCAGGCATTAAATGTTCCTGTATCAAGAATGCAGCCTCAAACTGGCATTTCTTTTGGTAGAGCAACAGAGATAACTAGAGATGAATTAAAATTTGCTAAGTTTGTTGGCAGACTTAGAAAGAAATTTAATGAGCTATTTCAAGATCTGTTAAGAACACAGTTGTTGTTGAAGGGTGTTGTTACAGAAAAAGATTGGAATCAAATTAAAGATGATATCCAATATAGATATGCTCAGGATCAGTATTTTGAAGAAATGAAAAATGCTGAGAATTTACGTAATAGAATAGATTTATTGACGCAAATGCAACCTTTTGTAGGCGCATATTTTAGTCAGACCTACATCAAGAAAAATGTCTTGCGTATGTCTGATTATGATATACAGGATATGGATGCTCAGATTAAATCTGAACCACCACCTCCACAAATAGGTATGCCTGGTATGCCTCCTGGTCAATTACCACCGGGACAAGATCAGCAACAGCCGCCTCAGTAATCTATAAATAAATAATGCTAGCAAAGGAAACACAAAATGGAATCTACAGCAATACAACAAATGGTCGATAATATTATAGCAAATCGTCAAGCAGATGCTTTACAAAATTTTAACGATGCGATTTCTGTTAAATTATCTGACGCATTAGATACAAAGAAAATAGAAATAGCATCATCTATCGGCAAAACGGAAGTTATCGAAGATGAAACAGTTTAATCAACTTAGAGAAGAAACTTTAGAAGAAAAATTAAAGGCGTCTGATCCTGCCGGAACGTACATACACGATTTCGTGCATTCCGACAATCCTAAGTTTGCAGGCAAATCTAAAAAGAAACGAATTCAAATGGCGTTGGCTGCATCTTATGCGGCTAAAGGTAAATCTAGAAATGAAGAAGTCGAACCTGTTGAAGAAGGCGCAATGGGCGATATAGTAAGTGGCGTAGTTGATACTGCAAAAAAAGTTGCAGGTAAAGTTGGTAAAGCTTTAACTGGTGGTTCAGATGAAGATCAATTAAAAAACCTACGAAAGAGAATGGGCCTTCCTCCTACAGGCAAGAAGCCAACAACCGAAGAAGCAGAAATTTTAGATGAAGCCAAACCAGATCTTTACGCTAATATACATGCGAAAAGAAAACGCATTGCTGCAGGTAGCGGAGAACGTATGAAAAAACCTGGTAGTGCAGGCGCACCTACTGCCGATTCATTTAAAGATGCTGCAAAGACAGCAAAGAAATAAGAGAGAATTAAATGCCAGTAGTTAGAACAGTACTTAAAAAGGTTAGACAACAAGCAATTGTAAAAATGGTCGGTAGCGGCACATCTACAATTACTAGTTTAGATCTAAAACTTGCAGATGAAACTGTAGATCAACCCAACGTTCAAATGACTATCACGGGTGCTATGTGGTCAACTGACAATTCGCCTATTATGATTAGTCGCAATGGTACTGATATTATGTATTTGAATGGCAACGATAATTGGTCGCTGACACAGTCGCTGGGATTCTCAGATACATCAAACATCAATTCAAACATTTCTGTTGCAATGCCAGCAAACTCTACAATTTATTTGCACCTATCTAAACCTGCGGGCTTTATTGAGCCTGACCAACAGACTAAGAAATAATTAGGAAACTATTATGAAGTTAATTAAAGAAGTTGCACAAGATTTAAATTATCTTGTAGAAGCGAAAGACGGCGGCGGTAAAAATGTTTTTATCGAAGGCATCTTTGCGCAAGCAGAAACACCTAATAGAAACAAGCGTTCATATGGTCAAGGTATTATGGAACGTGAAGTTAATAACTATCAAAAGTTAATAGGTGAAAAACGTTCGCTAGGAGAGCTTGGTCATCCGGAGAATCCTTCTATTAACCTCCATCAGGTTTCCCACCTAATAACTAGCCTTAGAATGGAAGGCAAAGATGTTATTGGTAGAGCAAAAATATTAGAAACTCCAATGGGAGTTATTGCAAAGAATTTAATAGAAAATGAAGTTCGTTTGGGCGTATCCACAAGAGGGTTAGGATCGCTTAAAATGAACTCCGAAGGTATCAATGAGGTGCAGGATGATTTTTATCTTGCAACTGTTGACATCGTTGCTGATCCTTCTGCCCCAGACGCCTTTGTGCAAGGAATTATGGAAAATGCAGAATGGATACTAGATAACGGTATCTGGAAAGCAATGGACGTTGAGATTGCACAAAGACAAATTAAGAAGACTTCAGCTAAGGATTTAGACGAAGTTAAGTTACAGATTTTTGAAAAATTTATTAATCAATTGTCTAGGTAACTAGAATTATAAATATTGATTGAGAATATTCATACATTTAGGAGACACTAATGTCAGTAGAAAGTAAAGTTAAGGAATTGCTAGAGCGTGTAAATGTTAAAGCTTCTTTACAAGAAGACCTAGGCCAACCGCGCCAGGGTGATTCCAAAGATGCCCCACACGCAGGACCTCAAGTTCCAACTAGCGGAAAAGATTCCACGATTAGCCCTGCCAACTCTGGCGATAGTTCGTCACCAAAGCAAGGCGATTCCAAAGAAGCAAGTTTTGAGACTCGCGATGAAAAAGACGAGAACCAAGGCGCAAAGGTTTCAGGCGGAATATCTAAAAATGATATCCAAATGAAAGCCCCCGTTGGTCAAGCTCCAAACTTCACAACAACAAAAGATCTATCTCAGATCCCCCAGAATACTGGAGTTGTATTCCAAGAAGGTACTGAGAAAAACGAAGAAGTTATTTCTGAAGAAGAAGTAACTCAAGACGAGGAAGAAACATTGGTAGAACCAATTGACTTGTCTCCAATCTTCGGTGAAGAATTATCTGAAGAATTCAGAGAAAAAGCAACATTCATTTTTGAGGCAGCAGTTATTGCTCGCATAAACAATGAAATGGAAAAAGTTGCTGCTTCATTAGAAGAAAGATATGCTGAAGAATTTGTAGCATATAAAGAAAGTATTGTAGAAAAAGTTGATGCTTATATGAACTATGTAGTTGAGAACTACATTGAAGAAAATAAATTGGCGATTGAAAATGGTCTTCGCACTGAGATTGCAGAAGATTTCATGTCAGGTCTAAAGGCGCTCTTCAAAGAACATTACGTTGAAGTGCCTGAAGAAAAATATGATGTACTAGGTGAATTACAAGCTAAGGTAACAGAGTTGGAAGAAAGCCTAAATGGCCATGTGGAAGACAATGTTGGCTTAAATGCAGAAGTAACAGATCTAAAGCGTAAACTTATTATTAAGGAAATGTCAAAAGATCTAGCAGATACTGAAGCAAGCAAACTAACAAAACTTTTAGAAGGTGTGGATTTTGATAACGAAGAAATCTACAAAGAAAAAGTTTCTGTTATTAAGGAAAATTATTTCCCCCGCGAAGATGCTGTTAAAAAGGCAGCTCCTCAGGCACTAACAGAAGACACAGGGACACAGGCAAACTTTACTGAAGGCAACGATGTTGTTTCAGCGTATGCAAGCGCCTTAACAAGAACAATCAAAAGACAATAACTTATAAATAAAATAAGTCATTTAAAAAGTCACAACAAGGAGACAGAAAATGTTTTTATCGGAAAATATCCAACAGAAATGGAGTGCGATTCTTGACCACCCAGATCTTCCTCAAATCAAAGACAATTACAAGCGTCAAGTAACGGCTGTATTGTTAGAAAACCAAGAAAAGTCTTTACGTGAAGAGCGTCAAGCACTTTTCGAAACAGCACCTACAAACAATATTAGCGCAACATCTGGTATTGATAAGTACGATCCTATTATGATTGGTCTAGTACGTCGTGCTATGCCTAACCTAATGGCATACGATATTTGCGGTGTACAACCAATGACTGGCCCAACAGGCTTGATCTTCGCAATGAGATCTATGTATGGTTCAGAGCGTAATAACACATCGACAAGAAAAGAAGCATTGTTCAACGAAGCAAATACTTCTTTCTCTAGCTCTATGCAAGACGCAACAGGCAATAACCCAGTATTTGGAACATATAATACTGGTAACGCTACAACAACAGGCTCAATGGAAGGTCAAGATACTTTCGGCGAAATGAGCTTCTCTATCGACAAGACAACAGTTACTGCTAAGTCAAGAGCATTGAAAGCAGAATATACTGTTGAATTGGCACAAGACTTGAAGGCAATTCACGGTCTTGACGCTGAAGCAGAGTTGTCAAACATCTTGTCACAAGAATTCATGTTTGAAATCAACCGCGAAGTTGTTCGTACAATCTACAAAGTTGCTAAGACTGGTTCTCCAGCAACAGCAACAGCTGGCACATTCGACTTAGACATTGACTCTAATGGACGTTGGTCTGTTGAGCGTTTCAAAGGTCTATTGTTCAACATTGAACGCGATGCTAACCACATTGCACAAGATACTCGTAGAGGAAAAGGTAACTTCATCGTTTGTTCTGCAGACGTTGCAAGTGCATTAGCTATGTCTGGTGTTCTAGACTATACTCCAGCTCTATCGACAAATTTAAATGTTGACGATACAGGTAACACATTCGCAGGTGTATTGAACGGTCGTTTCCGTGTATACATTGATCCATATTCTGCAAACCTAGGAGCTGCTAACCAGTTCTATATGGTTGGTTATAAGGGTTCTTCTCCTTATGACGCAGGTATGTTCTACTGCCCATATGTTCCTCTACAAATGGTTCGTGCAATCGATCCTAACAGCTTCCAGCCAAAGATTGGCTTCAAGACACGTTACGGCTTGATCGCTAACCCATATGTTACATCTAGCGACTCTCTATCGGACGCAGATGCAGACAGATTCACAGCAGGTCGCAACCAATACTATCGCAAGACTAAGGTAGTGAACCTAATGTAATCAAGTAGCCGACAAAGATCGGAATTTAAAGGGGGAAGAATTCCCCCTTTTTTACTCTTTGCACAGGCTATAAATACATAGTAGGAGAAATAGATGGCATATACAGCAAACATAGATGTAATTAAACAGAGTTATATAAATTCATTACCAACGACGTATGATTTCTTAAGACCAAATGCATTTAAGTTTGGTATTAAGGATATGCCTAAAACATCTTTTACTTGTCAATCTGCAAATATCCCAGACTTACAACTAGGATTTGCAACTCAACCTACACCGTTTGTAGATGTTCCTGTGATAGGTGATAAAATAAATTTTGGGGAATTTACTATTAGATTTCTTATTTCTGAGGATATGTCCAATTATTTGGAATTATATCGCTGGATGATTGCATTGGGGTTTCCTGAAACATATGATCAATTTTCGGCATTCACTCAAAATAGGCCTAGTAGATTTCCGTTTGTTACTAAACTTAGCGGGAAAGAAGAGGTTTTGGCATACTCGGATGGAGTATTGACCATTCTCGACTCGACAAACAACCCTAAAGTAAATATAATATTTAAAAACCTGTTCCCTATATCATTGCAAGCTCTTGATTTTGATATAGCATCAGCAACCGTAGAATATTTTACCGCGATAGCATCGTTCAAATATACTATTTTCGAAGTAGAACCTTTATAATATAACTTGGAGTTATTATGGAAAAAAAGAAATTAAATAAAGTAACACCTATGGCTTTGCCGGCTGTGCCGAAATTGCCAACCGCGGGTGCGACTCCACCTCAGCCTGGACAAGGCGAAAACAAATTGGAAGTAAAATTAGACGATCTTCGTAAAGAGCGTATTTTTATTGCTACACCTTGTTATGGCGGACAATTAACAGAAGCGTATTTTCGCTCAACAATTAGGTTGCTTACATTCTGTAACCAACATCAAATTCCTGTAGCATTCGGAACGATTGCTAATGAATCCCTTGTAACAAGAGCACGTAATGTTCTTGTTGCTTACTTCTTACAAAGTAACTTTACCCGCCTAATGTTTATTGATGCGGATATTGAATATCAAGTAGAAGACGTTATTAAATTAATTGCTCACAATAAGGATGTGGCGGTAGGGGCATATCCTAAAAAGGGTGTTAACTGGCAACGTATTCGCGAATCTGTTAAGGCAACAAGTGAACCTTATACAGATCAACAAATTGCCTCTTTTGGTAGTGACTACGCTATCAACTTTAAATTTGTTAATCGCGAACAAAAACAAATTGCCATTGAGAATGGGTTGATTCGCCTACATGATGGTGCTACAGGTTTTATGATGATTAAGCGTGAAGTAATTGATAAGATGATTGTGCATTATCCTGAACTTAAATATAACAATGATTTGAACACGCCTCCAGAATTGAATCCCCATTTCTATGCGTTCTTTGATACTATGATTGATCCCAAAGACAAACGCTATTTGTCTGAAGATTATACCTTCTCTCGCAGATGGCAAGACATGGGCGGAGAGATTTGGCTTGATCCTTCAATCTCATTGAACCACTATGGTTCATTCAACTTCCAGGGCAATCCTCAGCAAATTATCCAAATAGGATAAATTAAATACTATATTATGAAATTGACAGAACTCCAAGATGAGTGGTCGAATGATTGTAAAATCAATGAAATGAATTTGGGTCAGGAGTCTATAAGAACTCCTAACCTACATTCTAAGTATTTGAATTTCCTGACTTCTACCAAATTGAATTTACGAAAAGCAGAATCTGATTATTTAAACTGCCGACGTAAAAAGTATCGTTATTACAGAGGTGAAATGTCTAAAGAGGAATTGGAAACCGAAGGTTGGGATCAATGGCAAGGTAACAAACCTCTAAAAAATGAAATGGATGAATTCCTAACCGTTGACGGTGATCTAGTACAGTATCAAGATAAAGTGGAATATTTTAAAACAGTACTTTATCAACTAGAACAAATTATTCGTTCTTTGAATAGTAGAGGTTGGGATATTCGTAATGCAATTGAATGGCAAAAATTTACTAACGGTATGATGTAATGGCAGATATTGCATTATCTAAAAAAGATGAAGTTTTCTTGAGGGTTAAATGTGAACCTTCATTAGCACAGGAACTGAGCGATCATTTTTCGTTTGAAGTTCCTGGTGCTAAGTTTCATCCTTTATATAAAGCAAGAATGTGGGATGGTAAGGTCAAATTATTCTCAATGTTCACACAAGAATTATATGTTGGACTAAAGGATTATTTAGAACATTTCTGTCAAGAAAGAGACTATACTATAGATTATGAAAATTATATGCAAGAAGCGGATGCCGCTACTTACGATATAGTTAGAAAATTTTGTGAAGATCTCAATTTAGGGTCAAAGGGAAAACCTATTGAGATTAGAGATTATCAAATTGATGCAGTATATCAAGCAATAACGGATGCAAGAAGATTACTATTGTCGCCCACTGGGTCAGGCAAGTCATTAATCATTTATTGTTTACTCCGCTGGCACGAGCGATTCAATCGCAAGCAACTTATAATTGTGCCGACAACTTCCCTTGTAGAACAAATGTATTCCGATTTTCAAGATTATTCTTGTTTAAACGGATGGAAGGCATCTGAAAATTGCCATAGAATTTATGGTGGTCACGAAAAGTCTAACGAGTTTGAAGTAGTGATTAGTACTTGGCAATCATTGTTTAAATTACCAAAGCCATTTTTTCAATCTTTTAAAGTTGTATATGGAGACGAAGCGCATTTATATAAGGCAAAATCTCTAACAGGAATTTTAACTAAGTGCACCAATACCCCATACCGTATAGGTACTACTGGTACTTTAGATGGACTTAAAACTCACAAACTTGTACTTGAGGGTTTATTTGGACCAGTATTTAAAGTAACAACAACCAAGAAACTTATATCGGATAAGACACTTGCAGATTTAGAAATTTTTAATATAGTCCTAGAATATTCGGATGAGATTAAAAAGAACGCTAAGAACTTATCCTATCAAGATGAAATGGATTTTCTGGTACAACATCCTTCAAGAAATAAATTTATTAGGAATCTTGCGTTAAAGCAAGAAGGTAATACGTTGGTGCTTTTTCAGTATGTAGAAAAACACGGCAAAGTCCTTCATGAAATGATTAAAGAAAAAGCTGTGAACAGAAAAGTGTTTTTTGTTTATGGTGGAACGGATACAGATCAGCGAGAGGATATACGACGTATTACAGAATTAGAATCCGATGCTATTATTGTTGCTAGCTATGGCACTTTTTCTACGGGGATAAATATTAAAAACCTACATAATATTGTTTTTGCCTCGCCCTCAAAATCTCGTATTAGAAATTTACAATCCATTGGTCGAGGGCTCAGAACAAGTAAAAATAAAACAGCATGTAAACTGTATGATATTGCTGATGATTTGAGTTGGAAAAACAGAAAGAATTATACGTTACTTCATATGATAGAACGTATTAAAATTTATAATGACGAACATTTTAACTACAAGTTAGTAAAGGTACCGTTACAATGACAACTATTACAGAACTTGAAATAACATACAAATACTTAAAATTAGTAAATGGCGACAACATTATTTGTAAAACTACAGATGATTGCAAAACATTAACTGGTAAAAAAATGATATGCGTCAAAGACCCAGTCATTCTACATCAATTAAGATTGCCTAGAAACGATGTTCTTGTAGAATCTTATATAATGTATCCTCTATTTAGTTTTGCTGAGGAAAATATATATGAAATTCCCGTAAGCCAAATTGTAGTTGCAACTAATATTAGAGACACGCTGAAAAAGAATTATACAGAATACCTGATACAAAGAGAACAGGCTGAAGCAGAAACTGACGATGAAAACGAAACCGAAACAATTACTTTACAAGAAGCTGACGATTTTGACGATAAAGAACTTGAAGATGAAATAATTAAACAAATCCTTGAAGGAGATAGTGATGAAAATGATAGTGGCGGAAACAGAAGAAGTTCTAGAAAAACAATCCATTAGTACAGAAAAAGCACCTGCTCATTATGTAGATAATAAAGAGTTTCTAGCAGCTCTTATAGAATATAAACAAAAGGTAGATGAGGCAAAGGCTGAAGGTAAAGAACCTCCTCAGGTTACTAGATATATAGGCGAATGCTTTATAAAGATAGCAACACACCTTTCATATAAATCTAATTTTATTAATTATACTTTTAGAGACGATATGGTTTCTGATGGTATTGAAAATTGTTTAACAGCTGCCGTAAAATTTGATCCAGACAAATCCTCTAATCCTTTTGCATATTATACTCAAATTATTTACTTTGCCTTTATTCGTAGAATCCAAAAGGAAAAGAAACAGCAAGCAACCAAATATAAATTTATAGAAAATATGGATTTGGATTCCATACTACAAGGATCCGATGATTCGGAAGCAAGCAGACAACTTGTAGATTATTTGAAAAAGCAACTGGATACTATAGATCCCGAAAGACGGGAAACCCCTGCTCAAACCAAAGCTCGTAAAAAGAAAAAAGCCGCGGATGATTTGGCCGAAAAAGATGCAGAATTTCTTGACTTCCCAGAAGACCTATAATATAATTAAGCATGAATAAAACTGAAGAGATTATGTTCATTCTTCAAGAAGAATGTGCGGAGGTGACACAAGCAATTTCAAAATGTTTACGTTTTGGAATCGACAATTATAAACCCGGAAAGCCTAAGACTAATAGAGAACATCTAGCAGAAGAACTAGGCGATCTGCAGGCAATGATTGATTTGTGTATTAAATTTAATATTATTGGCAGTGAACAGGTTAGCATAGCGGCTGACAACAAAATTGCTAAACTTAAACAATGGTCTAACATATATGAGCAAACTTAAAGTAGCAGAATTATTTTATAGTATTCAAGGAGAGGGACGTTATATGGGCGTACCCTCTGTCTTTTTGAGAGTCTTTGGATGTAATTTTAAATGCGAAGGCTTTGGCATGCCTCGAGGAGCACAAAGTAATGAAAGATTTGCAATTGACGCAGACGCTATTAAAAATTATAAAGACTTGCCTTTGGTGCATACGGGGTGTGATTCATATGCTAGTTGGGATCCTAGGTTTAAGCATCTTAGCCCTACACTTAGTACTGATAGTATTGCCGATGCGATTATGGATATGCTACCTCACAAGAAATGGCAAGACGAACATCTTGTAATTACTGGTGGTGAACCTTTATTAGGATGGCAAAGAGCATATGTCGATCTTTTAGATCATGATAGTATGCAAAATTTAAAAGAAATTACTTTTGAAACAAATGGTACTCAAGCAATAAGTGATGACTTTGGCTTATATTTACATACATGGGCACATCATCATGATAATGATTTTTGGCGAGACATTACTTTTAGTGTGAGTCCAAAGCTTCCAAATTCAGGTGAAAATTGGGATGATGCTATTTGTCCTGATATTGTTGCCTCTTATGAAGAGTTAGGTCATGTTTATCTAAAATTCGTAATAGCAACAGAAGAGGACTACAAAGATGCAGAATGTGCAATTGCAGCTTATCGCAAAGCGGGCTTTTCTGGTAATGTTTATCTTATGCCAGTCGGTGGTACTGAGCAGTTGTACAGTCTTAATAATAGGGCCGTGGCTGAAATCGCGATGCGAAACGGACACAGGTATTCGGATAGATTACAAATTCCTTTGTTCAAAAACGCTTGGGGAACCTAATGGGAATATTAAACCAAATACAAAAAATGGAGATGGAGATGAAATCAAACTACAATGATGGTTTCACTCAATTATATTATAAAAATAAACTTCTTCTAATTAAAGAAGAATTAGATAGGGTATTGAAAAATGCTCCAACCTTTCATGATGAAGAAAAATATATTGAAAGTTATAGAAACATTAACACAAAGGAAACAGAATGAGCGCACAAGATGATATTAAAACAAGTTTGGCAGCATACGAAACCGAAAACGAAAAATTTACAAAAGGCAATAATGCTGCAGGCACACGTGCTCGCAAAGCATTAGCAGAATTAGCAAAAGCGGTTAAAGCTCGCAGAAATGAGATTACCGAAGAGAAGACCGCACGAGCTGAGGCTAAAGCAAAGGCATAAATATTAATGTTACACAAAGGTAACAAAATTCAATTATCATATCCGTGTAAGGAAGGATTCAAAAATGTCATACAACAAGACAAAAACTGACCCAGTATTGGGCAGACAAGTACACCAACATTTGCTATTCATGGGGGTAGAAACTCCCTCGGTTGACACTAGTCATTTAGATCGAAAAGAAAAAATAGATCGTATTGAAGCACACTTTAGAGAAATCATGGGGTATCTAGGTTTAGATTTATCCGACGATAGTTTAATTGAAACACCTAAACGTGTTGCTAAGATGTATGTAAATGAAATTTTCTGGGGGTTAGATTATGATGCATTTCCAAAATGTACGACTGTTGATAACAAGATGCATTACAATGAAATGGTCGTTGAACGCAACGTCAATGTCCAAAGTAACTGCGAACATCACTTTGTTGTTATTGATGGTTTGGCTACCGTTGCTTATGTTCCTAAACAAAAAGTCCTCGGACTATCCAAAATTAACCGCATTGTTGAGTATTTCAGCAAGCGCCCTCAAATCCAAGAACGACTCACTGAACAGATCTTCCATACTCTCCAATTTATACTGGAGACTGAAGATGTTGCGGTGATGATTGATGCGCAACACTATTGTGTTAAATCCAGAGGTGTTGAAGATACCGGATCATCTACAGTAACAGTTCGCCTCGGTGGTGGATTTAAAACAGACTCATCTGCAAGACACGAGTTTTTGAGTATTGCAAGGATGACAGGTAAATGATCGCAGAAATATTTTTATATGGATTTATTACTGCCTTTGGTTGGTGGACTGCTAACCATTATGTGATTGAACCTCATTTCCCTCCACCCATTGAAAAGAAAATCAATGACAAATGAAAACTACTATTGCTCTATTCATAGCAGATCCTAAGTGTTCTGTACAAAGCAGTAATGGTATTATAAAAGCTTTGGGTGATGATTACTCATTCAAAATTTTTGGTAAGAATGAATTAGAAGATAACTTTTTCGATGGGGTGGATATGATTATTATCCCAGGAGGAATAGGCGATTCTGAATCATATACAACTCTTTTTAAGCGCAATGCAAAAAGAGTTCGCAACTTTGTTAAGAATGGTGGCAAATATCTTGGGATATGTATGGGTGGTTACTGGGCAGGTAAGCACTATCTAAATATACTAAATAACATAGATGCTGTCCAATACATAAAAAGACCAGGTACAGACACAAGGAGACCTCATGCTAAAAATATTAAAGTCAAATGGAATGGATCTGATACAGAAATGTTTTTTTACGATGGTTGTGCTTTGGTTGGTAATGGAAGTCACCAAACACTTGCTACGTATGCAAATGGTGACCCTATGGCAATCATACAAGGCAACATTGGAGTAATTGGGTGTCACCCCGAAAGCGAACAATTTTGGTATGATAGTTATAGTTGGCTAAAAGGTAAGTATCATAACGGCGAACATCACAAATTATTACTTGATTTTGTAAATACATTGATAAAAAAATAATGAAAAATATAGTATTTTTATTTGATAATGAATGGGCGTTTGGTTCTATTCATTATGAGCTATTTAAATATCTTTGGAAGTATGGATTTAATTGCCATCTGCTTCCGTGGGATAAGCAATATTCAACACAAGAAATTAAAGAACTAGATTCTCATATAGATGTATGGGTAACCAGCCCACATGGATATATGGGATTACATCATACTCATGGCATTTCACCTGAGAGATGTATTGTTATTGGTTATGCTACATTGGATTTAACTGAGTATAATTATAGATTTGGATTGGATGATTTCAACCATGTTAGAAAATTTGGTGTCTGTAGTAATTACTTAAAAGAATACAGTAAAAAATTAAATTTGGAAAGATCTCCTATTGTTTGTCCTATTGCAATCAATTATAATACTTTCTATGATGAGCCAAGCAAAGAGCTTAAAGTTGTAGGGTTTGCTGGCGCATATCATGAAAGGCATGAGTTTACTCAAGAAATGATAGATGGACCTTTATCTCAACCAAGATATAAAAAACGAGGTTACCTGGTAAAAGAAGCGGCACAAATTTGCGGTCTTGATTTCCGAGTGGCTAGTCACTATCATCATAGTTTCGTAACAATGCCAGGATTCTATAAGTCTGTAGATAGTGTCATATTATCTAGTTCAGAGGAGGGCGGTGGATTACCTTCATTAGAGGCAGGCGCCGCAGGTAAGTTAGTTATCGGCACACCTGTCGGTTGGTGGAATGATATGGTTGGGCACAAAGGTGGAATTGAAGTCCCAATTCATGAAAAAGAATTTTTAGAAAGTACTGTATCTGTTTTAATGTATTATAAAGATAGACCTTCAGAATATAGAGATAGATGTTATTTAAT